TCTACTCAGAGTTTCAGAAGTAAAATTTGCATTGATGTTTCTTATTTGGACGATGGATTGTGATTGTGTTTCATCCTTAGGCATAGTTTGCGTGTGATACAACATATTCAAAGAAACTGGAGTTCTTGAATAATATGGTATACTCATAGCATAATTCCCTATACCTATATCAGCATCATTAACAGCTATAGGTTGATTAGTATTCAATATTGAATACCACACAGCACCAAGTGATCCACCACCATTAGAAACACCACCTGTATTAACTGTAGGGGCGGTTGCTGTATCAAACAAATTAGGTGCCAATGTAACATTATATTTATTGGCAGCACTATTATTTGCTACCTGGATACGCACGCCACCTCTGTAGTATGCATACATGGGTGCAATAAATCCATACAGGTCTCCACCTGTAGGGGGTGCTATTAAACCGGTAGCAGTATTAACATACTGCATACCAGTAAAATATGGCCATAATCTTATAACTGAAGTTGCAGGATCAGGTATATAAAATTGGGAAAAACGCATAAGTAATTGCCTTACGCTTGTAAAAATCTCCCCAACATCATATTGAGCATACCTTAACCCTGCATCCTTAATAGGTTCTGCACCAACACCATGCTCATCCAAAATCTGTTTTTCATTACACATAACATTACCACCATCCATCTGTGGCACTACTGGTTGTTTCCATTGACCAACAGCACTAGGTACAGCATACTCCAAATCCTTACCACCACTAAAATACACTAAAGTATTTACAAAGGTAGAACATGTTTCAGGTGCACGTAGAACGTTAAGTACTGTTACAGTCAATGTTCCATATACACTACCCATTTTAAGATAATCAACACCAAATAAATAGGGTAGATTTAAACAAATCTCAGAGCCATCTCTAATATCAATAATTTCCCTTAGTGCATACTGCCCAGTATATAAATCTGGTATAGCTGCGCCTGAGGGTATTGTATCACTGACTATAGGAGTAAATGTGATTTGTAATCTACCTGTATGGTAATCGGTCTTCACTATCTTCATTGTAGTATCTATACTACCCCTATACTGCCTAAAAATATTAGACAAGTAATAAACAGGGGGGCCAGTACGGACACTAACAACAAATGGGGTTTTAGTATAACTGGATAGTGCAGATATATTTGTAGGACCAATATCTTTTGTATAGAGAACCGCTCCTACAGCATCGGTCTTATTCCAGACAAATGAATCCACAACTGTGGATACTTGTCTCAGAAAAGGCCAAGACATTTCATCCACATCATTTATAGTTTTACCAACGGTATACGTAACATGATTTCTACTTGACATACCTAAAGGTACTGAAACATCAACACCATCATAGTTCTGGGCATAACGATTATAATTACGACTCACAACAACTGGGGCAGTATCAACCGCAGGTTTTGCATATCCAAATGAAGATGCTAGACCAGCAGCTGCTGTTAATACCCATGAAGCTGGTCTCATAATAGATTTTAATATTGGGATGCTAGATAAAGAACTGGCTGCAGAAGATACAGATGCAAGTGCACCAGATATTGTCCCACCAGTAGCAGCATTAAGCTCCTTTTCATGTACAGCTTTAGCTATACGTGTTCCGCCGCCAGTACGATTCATCTGTGGTAAAACAGGAGCAGCTAACTCAACATCTTCCCAATGATAATATACTGAAAAATCTACAACGGTGTCACCACCAGTACCAGATTGTAATGGTGATAAAACTGATATATAAACACTACCTCTCTCATAAGATGGATGTGAAGAAGTCACAGTACCAATAGTATAAAAGTTAGATGGCGTTACATAAGGTATTACCAATTGAGCTTCGGTCTCATTTGCATCCAATTCAACACATGGTTGCATTCTTTTCATTGTAATATCATAATTATGTGTATTCACATAATCTGTATTAAATGCCAAATTGGTTTGTTGATTTGGTAAAAAATGCATTAATAATTTACCCTGTTGAAAAGGATTAGCATTAATTACTAACCTAGCCACCAAATTGGCACGTACTAATCTAAAACCTTTGACCTTATTATTCCACAAAGAAACTGTATTAAGTAAGCTATCAGTGTCTATAGTTGCTATGGTAGTGCCTTGTACAACACTATTAATCCACACGCTATTAAACACCAAAAATGGCTTGGCCATAAAATCAGTAATACCTTGTAATCTAATTGATATGTCATCCAATAACACATCGGTTTTATGATCTACTTTCACTGCTTCTGTATCAGCTATAAAAGTAGTTGTAGAAATTTGGGTTTCAGAAGTTTTCCCCTCTTCATTTTTATTTATATTTAATTTATCCATAATTGTTAAACAACTGCATACTATATAGCATTGCAGCATTTTAGATCACCTTAGGTGAAATATGCTATATAGTCTGTTTCCAATTTGTCCATTTTAAATGTACATAATACATCTTCACGCTGGACCAGACGCCCCTAATGTATGACACAAAGTGTCATACACATATGGGTTAGTAATGTGTAAACCCCTCCAAACAATTTGCTTTTGTAAAACATTGTTCAAAGGTAGTATGGATGGGTGTACCAAACCCAGCCTTTTGGTATGAAACTATGATACCTGGTGCTTTGAGGTTAAATACCTCTTCACCATGGTAAGATAGTTCATATAATGCTATTTGTGTATTTCTCTTAAAATCCTCTTCAGATACGTCATCTTCAGTCCAATCAAGCGATTTTTGTATAGATTCTAGATCTAAAGGTGCAACATACTTGCCCCTTATTTTCTTGAACCCTCGCTTGATAAACGTCACATCATCAATGTCTTGTAAACCAATTGGATTTAAGATAGGATCGGTCTTATCAGCATTAGTAAAGACCACTCCTATTAATTTAAGTGTTTTAGCAATATCACCAGTGGTAATATCATCAAACAATGGACCAACACTAACTAGACCATCATCACCATATGTTAAAATATCATAATTCCTAGCTAGTTCATAAAGGTCAACATCACCAATTTCATATTCTAAAATAGTTTTACCAATCTTAGCTAATAAATATCCTATTAAACCTATAATTATATAACGCTCATTACTATGACCATTAATATATACAGTAGCATAATTACCAGACCAATTACAACCATTTAATAGCACTAAATAACCAGCTATGATATGATATGAACTAACTAGGTTTTCAATACACCAATCTTTAACCTTAGTATCATCATCTTTAGGTTCAGGACAATATGATGCCATGTCTTCCAAAGCTGCGATAACCACTTGTCTAGACTGGTTACCATCAAAGGTTTTAAAGTCATAAGCAAGAATACGCTTACGACCAAACCTCGTCATATGAAAAACTATAGTGTTCCAATCTTTAAAAGGATTAATACCAACACCCATACCATCAATGATATGTGTATCAACATCAGTTGTACGCCTTATATAAGGACCATATTGCATCCTACCTATCACCAAAAATGAAAAAGCAGTAGCAAATATTAGTCTAGAATTATAAGCGTCCACTTTTGTCTTGGGCAGTAATTCATCCTTAATAAATTGGACAATAACTGCAATTGGTTTCTTATCATCTAGAATGTCTTGTATCAAATTCTCCACATAGAGCATAAACTCTTTAGCTTTGGGGCTATTAAGATCAATATCACCTTCAGTACCAAGTATATAAGTCTTACCTTTCATAGAACTATGAAATTCAGGTATATACTTATCAGCACCAATGGATCCAATTCTTTTAATTGCACCAAAGTTATGTGGATAATTCTTATTTCCTAGTATGGCTTCTTCCATACTCAAGGAACTCTCTAAAGGACCATATAGAGCTGATTTCTTATGACGTATAATACTACTTGTATCATACATCAGATCGGGATCTATATAGTACTTTAATCCTGCATATTTGGCATTGGCTATTTCCAGAGGTCTCTCTCCCATTGGACCAATGCCCATTGCAGCTGGAGCTAGTCGAGTAAGGCCCATACAACCAAACATCTTAGAATGTTTTTTCTTAGATTCATTGGATAATGGATTAGTAATTGTAGTGCCCACAGCAACACCATTTGATATAGGTGTTAACTGAGGACGCACACTACTAAATGATTCAAATTCTAAACCAGGTGGTAAACGCTTTTCAATAGGTGGTATTAAAGCTGGGCGATATGGTTGTAATGCTGATATCTCATCAATCAGACTTATACCATACGCCATCTTTCCATCACCTGCTGTATGCATTGCAACTATTCCATTAGTACCAAAGTAATAAGCACCACATATACCATAAGTGGTATATATAGGCATTTCAATTCCCACAACAAGACTGTAATCATAACCATCTTCATTTTTAAGGTATTCAAAATTTTTTATTATATTGGCACGTCCTGATAAATGTTTTTCTCTATCTGTTTTCTTCGTTTGATCAATAACTATTAATGATAAATCTGTAGTGACTCCCTGAAACATCTTATCTTCTGTATCAAGGAAAAAATCAACTATATCTTTTGCATCATGCATAGAATCTCTTGGTAATGTTAAACAAATAGTATCAACTACTTTATCCCCATCTTTCTTTGATGAATTAGCTAAAAATTCTGAAAAGAATGATAAAAATAAAATAGGATCAAAAGACATACCTTCACCAGCATCAAATACTTGACGAACGATAATACTAAATTCCTCATTTCTATTAACTTTAGCATTAATTTCATCAAAATAATGATGTGGCACGATAGCGGTAGTTTTATAAATAAATACAATATACCCAGCAGGCCCTTTCTTATTACTAAAACATATATAATAGTAATTATTAAGAACCTTAGTGACCATATCTAAATAAAATTGATTCATTACCATCTGTGGTCCAACAGGTCGTGCTATTACAGTACCCTTAGCTTTATTTGCTTTTTGTTTTAATCTTAAAATTTGTCTCTTACTTTTCAGTCTAGTCTCCCCAGACTGAGGTTCAACAAATGTTTTATTCCAGTTGTATACCATAGTAATGGTACCAACCAACAAACCAAAAGCAACGAAATATTTTTGTTTATCATAAACAAAGTTCTTCACATTATATAATATCTCTCTTATATTAATATATACATTATCAGAACAATTTATCATAAAGTCATAAACATTTTTAAAATTAGGCAAAGGGCCTAATAACCCTAATTCAAAGGCATCAGTAATAGCTTTAACAAATTCTTCCTTATTTTTATACAAATTATCTCGTAAAGTAATAAAACTCTTATTAGCACTCGGTTCATATGATCTCTCCACTAAGGTAGTAATAGCTGATAATGCTAGTGCATTATCACCACTATCCATTTGTGGTACAACACTTAAGATCTTATGATCAAGTTTCTTTGAAATTTTGTCTTTCTCAGGTCCGTCAGGTAACAACATTAATCTGTCTCGTATAGCAGCATGCTGTATACCAATAGTAATCTTAGAACTAGAATCAAACTCACGCCCATTACGTTTCACATCTTCAATAATGCGATCAGCAACCTGGCGTAAATCAAAAACTTCATCTAAAATTGGCATACCAGTATCTGGATCAAGGTTATATATTTCATATATATCATCTCTGATTCCAGATACCTTTGTCTTATCTAAACGACGTTTTATTATATCTTCTTCTGAATTTTTAGCGAATTGGGCCTTCACTGTGAAAAAATACATATGTCTAGTAAACCTCCTAATAATAGCAGGTATGCACACATAAGATTTCATAGTTTCTGGACTCCATTTCATTAAATTAGTTGTTAAAAAATTTACTAAAAAATTTGCATAATACAAACCCTTTGACTCAAGAGCAGCTTGTGGCAACATAAACGGTGCACAATCAGTAATAGCTAATAACAACTTATCAATAGTTTCCAAAGAAGATGGTCCATCATCTATAGTTTTCTTAACTTCATTTATTATACAATATAATTCATCATTAAAATCATCAAAGAAATCAGATGCTGTATTCATTGGATAGACAGCTGAAGCTGGATCTTCTATGTAAGATGGCATACGATCAATAGGTATAGTAGCACCTATAATTATATGCATCACCAAACTAATAAAAGTTGTTTTACCAACTCCTTCAAAGCCAGCAAATAATGGTGTAACAGAAGTTTGTTTAAAACCTCTTTTATTATATGCTGTTTTAGTTTGATTCAATAATAAACAAATAGCTCTATCAATATACGTTGTCTTAGTAAACTCTGGGTGACCCTTATTCATGGTCGCTCTTAGTTTACAAAACTCATTATGTAGTGATGTCACTTGATGTGCCATCTCCTTACTAATGATTTTTGTACGTGAACGTATAGATAAAGCAATTTCATCTATTTCTTGTGATATTTCATCTAGTCTTGGATATTCTGATAGTGAGTTTCCCCATTCTGGATGACCTAAAAGGCCACCAAAATAAGAAGCACCCACCTTCAGAATACGTAAGAAATGATCAAAGAAAGTATTCATTGATGTATCCATTTCTTTAGTATTCTTACAAACCTCATTAAATTTAAAGAAAAAACTATCTTTAGGCGGTGTAACACTAACTAAAGAATGGTAAATGCCAAAAACTGAAGGTATTATTGCTTTCAAATTAGCAGAATGCATTTGTGGTAAAACCTCATTATCAACTTCATCAATTGCAACAGCTTCTAATAAATCATTCATACTACTATAGAGCAATGGGTTCAAACCCAAAAACTCTACAAACATAATTAACGAATCATATAACATAGAAACTGTTGGTAGTACAAGTTTCTTTACTATATAATAAGCTAACATAACAATAATACTCACAAGCGCGGCTGGTGCTAAAACATTTTTAGCAAAATCAGCCAAGCCTGTTTTAATCTCAAACCTACCGGTCTTAAGTGCACTATTATTAAATGTTAATCCTAAATCTTTCAATGTATTAACAATATTATCTACAGCTTGGCGAGTACCATCTGCTAATTCATGTGTTACAGTAGTACTAAACATTTGTGGAACAACCCCCTTAATGTGCGTGGCGGGTTGTTGTCCCTCTAATATTTTCATAATTAAATCTACAGTAGTAATGATCTCATCAACTTTAGTCATAAGCTTACGCCTAGACATTTTCTCTCTGGATTCTCTCTTCCATTTTAATTTCCTATTTTTTCTATCTCGTAATGCTTCCTTTCTAGTCTTATAAAATGCTCTTTCTCTCTCATCTTTTCTCAAAGATTCAAGAACAATTTTACTCGGTGTTATAATTGGAATTTTAACATTACTATTAGGAAATTTATTAGGTAATTTAAATACATCTCTAAAACTTAATTTTGGAACTCTAATATTTGCATTTGGATCAATCCAGTCTTGTGGACCAGGATTGAGTTCAATATCAAACATTAGATCTTCTTCACTAGAATCTCTTTCATATTCAGTATCAGTATCACTACTACTATCTTCATAGCTGTAACGATCTTCATAATATGCTAATTCATAAGCTCTCTCTTGTAAGATTTCTCTTACTTGAGACATAGTATAAAAACCATCATTAGTAATCCAATGATCTCTCTCAGTTTCTCTATATAAATCATGATGATCAAAAGTTCTTATTGAACTCATCAAATCAACATGACCTTTACAGCCAACTGGTAAACCATTGATAAGCATTGGCCCTCTCAGGGCCATACTTTGCGTACTAAGTTCTTCAAAGCACAGGTACTCCCGTGCATATATCACTGGTCTGGTATCACTCAACATTGATTGTATAACCTGTTGAGCTCCCCAAATAATATCATGTTCCGTAGTACCCATTGCACATATCAATTGTGCAAGACAGGGTACTATGTTAAATATCATAGAAAATTCAGACAGTGAAAAGAAATCAGTAGCATCCCAATGAACAGGAGCTGGTGTACTAATAGTTGGTTCAAATTCATACTCTTCTTCAATATCATCTTGAAATATTTGCTCTATATATAGATAATTCTGACATGTTACATCTGGTATATTACCAAATTCAGGTCCTGGATTTGGTTCTATTCCTTCTTGTAATAAACGTTCAGAATCATCATATTCACAAATAATATCGTTATTAACAAAATGCTCATGTTCTGCAGAATATTCCATATAATCATTATAAACACTATCTTCATCATCTTCATATATAAAGTTATCTTCATATTGAAAATGATCAATTTCTTCTTGTGTTCTAATATCATTATACTCTACAATATTTGGTAAAACAGTAACATTTGGTAATATAGGTGGTACAATATAATTGTCTCCAACTTGTGTGATATCAAATGATTCTATCCAAAATAATCTTGTTGCAAGACAATCATAAAAAATATCACCCGTAAACAACCAATATCTTTTAGTAAAATAGACATAAAATATAGAAGATATATAACCTCTCCAACACTCATAATAATTATCACAGGTGTCTGTTATATATTGATCAACATACTCTATATTAAAATACATACTAAGTTTATCAATACAAAACTCAACAATATTAATAATATCGTATTTTATAGTAGCTACA